TGAAGGGTGCTAGATTTGTTGTCAATGAGATTGACCACGCATCTAGTGATGTGCTTACATTTTTGTATAGTATCTTAGATGACAAAGAGTTCGCAGGTATGACATTACCTAACAAAGAACAAGACTTTGTTAAACCTAAGAAGGACTTCAATGTTGTAGCAACCATGAACGGCTTACCTGATACACTACCTGATGCACTAGCAGATAGGTTTCCTATCAAGATTAACATTGATAAGATACACCCTTCTGCATTGAAAAAGATACCTAAGAAGTATCGTGATGTATGTGAAGCTATGTCTCTCATTACAGATAGTGATAGACGTACAAGCATACGTTCATGGGCAGAGTTCAACAGATTGACTAAGTTCATGAGTGAGGAAGATAGTGCAAGAGTTGTGTTTCAAGACAGATACACAGACATACTTGATGCACTAGAACAATCAAATGCGAAAGATGAATAAATCACGCAGAGTACAAGGCATGTTATACCCTGAGATACTTGACAAACAAGAGTATCAAGTAACTTTAGGGGAGAACAAACCTAGTATCAATCGTAAGAAAGCTACTGCAGTTACGATAAGTGATGAACATTGTGATTGTAGTCTCATTAGCTCAACAGAACTTACAGAGTTCTTTGAGCCTTACAACCAATTGATTAACAAAGTACAGAAAAATAATGAGGATAGTCGTAAGAAAATTCACCATTATAACGTACCAAAGATAGATGCTGATGCAACTAGAGTTAATCATGCTAGGACAATTCGTAGTCATGTAATGTACAAAGAAATGTTTCCTTTGCCTAAGTTTCAAGGAACAAAGCTGATACAGAAAGAATACTTGGAACGTGCTTACGCTATGCACAGATGGTATCGTGCTGAGTACAATCTAGCTAACAAAGAAGCTAGGAAAGAACATGATAAGAACATGCAAGAGCGTAAGGAACAAGGCAGTTGGACTTGGAATTACACAAGTCGTGGTGGTATTCCACGTAAAGTAAATGGAAAAGAATACATTTGCTATGACATTATGATGCAATCAATACATGCTTGGTTGCAGTATGAGAATACACCTATACAACAAGTAGGACAAATAATGTCTCTTACTATGTATAAGGATAGTGGTAACTTTCTTGAATACTTAGATGCGTTGATTGATTGTTTGCGAAATGCACAAGACAATAGTGATAACGAAACTACTGACTATTACATAAACAGAGACTTCGGTATCAAGAGGAAGTTCCTAGAAAAACCTCTCACTTCAAGATGGACAGGTACTGAAGTTGAGGTATTATGGACACTACTTCATCAAACAGATGTAAAGTATTCCATTGGCGTACTAAGACAACCCTTACATTGTGTAGAAGTTTTAGAATTTTTACACTCAGGTATGGGTGGATTGGAATATGCAGAGATACTTAGAAGGTTACTCAATCTACGACAAGTAATTGATGTAGTTCGTAGGTATCAATGGCGACTTATACCTTACAGAACAGTTGTACCTAGAGGGTTAGCTAAATACAACAAGTATGTAAAGCAACTTGCTGCGTTGTATCAATCCTTGTGTGAAGGTAGCTTTGATGAGTATGGAAAACTTGTGCCTAAAACCATTGAGAACATGGAAGGTGAAGCATTTATACCTAAGCATTACAAAGCTGACAACATCATGACACAAATTGATAATGCAGTTGAGCAACTTACTAGCAAAGACACAGAGATACAGGTTAGTGCAGGTAGGCACAGGTGGGCAAATGCTACATTTCTAAATGGTAATCTTACCAAAGACTTAGCAGGTGCTTTACGTGTGCGTAGAAACAGACCTAGTGATGTAGGTGCAGTACCTAAGTACATTAACAGGTGGGTTACTGACAAGCATGTGTTTGCTAGAAAACGCCAAAGTCTCAAAGGTGGTACAGTAGCCATAGATTGTAGTGGTAGTATGCACTTCGATGCACAAGACATTGAGGAAGTCATATCATTGTTACCTGCTTCATCAATAGTAGGATATGCAGGTGTTGGCGAAGCTTACGCTAGAAACCAAAAAATACCTGAAGGTGTTATTGAAGTGTTTGCTAAAAACCAACGCACCATTGAGAACTATGATGATACGTACATACGCTCTCGTTCATATGGTGAAAACTTTGTAGATGTACCTGCAATACTATGGTTAGCATCACAACCAAAACCACGTATGCTTGTAAGCGACATGGAAGTAGTAGCTTACAAAGTCGGTGACTCACATAGCTACGTGTATGGTGATGAACTAAGAAACTATTGTGAGGATTTATGTCGTAAGCATGATATAGTTATCTTACAAGACATAGATGAGGCGAAAGAATTTGCTAAGACTATACGCAGAAGATAAGTCTAAGTGGCTAGACTTGTCTCGCTTAGTCTAGCTACATAAGAAGGTGTGGTATCGTGAGACGCAAACGATACTGCACCTTTTTTTTTGGTTTCTTTCGCAGGGGGGTTTTTTATTTCTTTCGTATCGCACAGGCGATATGTTTTTTATTTTTTTTTTAATCGCCCTCGTGTGCGATATCCTGCTATCATGAACACATGGACAACCATGAAATCAATGAACTCATAGAACGTGCAACAGTTGGTAGTCTTAACAAAACCTTTTACGCACGATTAAATGATGATGCTAAAGACTTTATAGATGAGCTTGAAAAACAAATCAAATTAGGAAAAGACATATCTCCTAGTGTAGTAACAACAATCCTTAGAGAAAACTTTGGAACTAAAGTAGATGAAAGTACGATAAGCAAATGGTCAAAAAAAGTAAAGACGAGTTAGTAGATTTAATCGCAGAGGCGACAAGTGAAAAAGTTGATGAACTTAAAAAGATAATTGAGAAACAACGTAAGCAAATAGATAGGTTGAAAGACAAGAAACTAGATTTGATTGATGCTATGAACGAAGCTATACAAAGCAATATAGCAGAATTAGATTTACGCCCTGTGAAACCTCCCACCAAGAGTAAAAAGAAAACTAAACATGAAGAGATTTGTGTTCCTTTATTAAGTGATATACAACTAGCAAAGGTTACACCAACATATTCTACTGCCGTTGCAGAGGAACGTGTGCTTAGATATGCAGATAAGATATGCGATATAGCAGACATACAACGTGCTAGTCATAAGGTTAACAAGTGTGTTGTCTTAGCATTAGGCGATATAGTAGAAGGTGAATTAATATTTCCCGGACAAGCACACTTAATAGATAGTTCTTTATACGCACAGGTTACAGTTGATGGACCACGTATCTTGCATGGTTTTTTTAATAGATTGTTACAACACTTTGATGAAGTAGAGTGTCATTGGGTTATAGGTAATCATGGTGCATTAGGTGGTAGAAGTCGTAAAGACATGCACCCTGAAACAAATGCAGATGCTATGTTAGGTAACATACTTAAACAAATATTTGTTAATGAGCCGAGGTTAAAGTTTCATTTAGCGTACAAAAAAGGTGAGAAAGCGTGGTATACAGTAGCTGATTTAGGTAAGAAGTCTAGATTTTTTATGTTTCATGGTGACCAAGTACGTGGATTCGCAGGGTTTCCATGGTATGGATTTGGTAAAAAGATACAGGGTTGGAAAACATTAGCAAGTCAAGGACTTATGGAAGATTTTGATTACGCAGTAGCAGGACACTTTCACACACCTAACACACAATACATTAATGATATTAGATTTTGGTGTAATGGTAGTACCGAAAGTTACAATACATTTGCACAAGAACAGCTAGCATCTATGGGTAGACCTTCACAGTTTTGTCTATTTGTTAAACCTGATAAAGGTGTTACTGCTGAATACCTTGTCAATCTGGAATAACCTGCTATCATGAAAGAGACATGTGTACATCAGATACAATATGTGCGAGTTGCGGGTGGACTAAAACCACTCTGCATGGTCATCTCATTTGTAAGAACATGATGTGCATAAACTATAACAAAGTTAACTACGTTACCATGAAACGTGTAAAGATAAGTTAAACTTTAATAAGGAAGGGAACTATGAAATTCAATTTAGATGACTATGAATTAGTCGAAGATAGATTAAAAGCCTTTTGGAAAGATAATCCAAATGGTTGTATTACAACAGATGTAGTACATATAACAGATGATGGTCTTTGTGTAACCATTAAAGCATACATACAAAATGATGAAGGCAATCTTGTTGCTACAGGTATAGCACAAGAAACAAAAGGTCAAGGTGGATTTGCTAACAAAGACGCATGGGTAGAGAACTGCGAAACCTCTGCTATTGGTAGAGCGTTAGCTAATTGGAAGTATCAAGGTAGTAATAAAAAGAGACCTTCCCAACAGGAAATGAGTAAGACACAAGATACTAAAAAAAAACCACCATTGAAGACTGCCCCTTCTAAGCCTGTTAAACAGCTTAAAGTACAAACAAACATGAAGAACTTAGTGTTTAATATGTGTGATGAGAACAAAGAGTTTGCTAAAACAACATATGAATTTGCATACAACAAGGTAACTATTGGCGGTGCAACCAAGGACATAGAGTCATGGGACACAGGTACACAAGGTAAATTCTTAGATGAAGCTGAAAAGTTTGTAATGAAATACAAAGAAGAAGGAAGCAAGATGAAACCATGGGAAGATAAAACCGTAGAAGAAAAAGTCGGAAGTGTCTTTACATTAAAAGAAGGAGATGAAATGGCAGACATACCAAGTGGTGCATGGGAGAACGACCCAATGAGCGAACCACAAGCTAACTTTATGGACACACTTATCAATGAGTGTATAGATAAAGGTCATGCTGCAGAGTTAGTAGCACAAGAAGCTAAAGCTCTTGTTAATTCAGGAGAGATGACTAAGAAGATTGCTAGTCAATGGATTGATAAACTGAAAGAAGCTAAGTCTGCGTAGTCTTAGTAGTAGGTTTTAAGTTGACGTTGTAATCGTTAACAAACTTATCAATAAGTTTTTGAACTTGTTCCATATCATAAGGTTTGTTAGCTATTACACTACCACAACTATCTGATAAGTCTAAAGCCCATCGTTTTAATGATGATGGGCTTTTAAATATATTAGTATCTTCTTTTTTTTCCACCACGTTTCCCACCTTTATAACCTTTCTTCATACCTTTTTTTGTTATTGGCACGTTGTCTCCTTTTTATTTTATTGTAATCTATACAACCTAGATTAACACACTTTTTGATTCGTCTTTGTATCTCTAATAATTTTCCACACGTCTTACAATTTAGACGTTCTACCACTTAGTCTTAGCTGCCCAATATGCAGCCGACATCTTACCTTTCTTGATATTAGCAGCGTGTCTAGCCCTAAAAGCTTTGTTTCTTTTTGTACCTTTAGGACTACCCCTAACGCCTTTCTGCCCAAATCTAATCAACTTGACCTGACTACCTGACTTAGCTAATACAGCATGTGATTTAGATTTGTGCGAAGGTGTAGCTTTAGGTTTGTTGTAACCTGAAAACTTTTCACCTCTGTAAGTTATTGTCATTACTTCCAACCACGTTTCATTTGATTGTAAGCCTTCTTGCTTATAGTGGTATTCTTTTTGCTACGGCTTTTGCCTTGCACTTTACGCCTATGTATGTTAGCGACTAAAGAATTTTTACCTTTACTGTGTGGCATTTACTTACTTGCTTTCTGAGTGCCACCGGATATTTGCTTCTTAGCATATGTTTTAACAACTGCTAATGCTGCACCACCACCTGCTAATGCAGCAAGCTGTAATGTTTCAGCTTCTACACCAACGAGAGGTGCAACCGTCAAGGCACCGATGAACGCCTCTACAAATGTCCAAGCTGTACGCTCTAACATATCTTTAAGGTCTTCGCTCATTTTATACTCCCATGATTCAGACCAAGGTGTCCACCTGACATCCTTCTTGAATGTACCATCTTGATTTCTTGCACGTTTATTTCTTACAAACATTATGTTATTAACCTTCCTTTAATTCTAGCATCTACTGTTAGTACATTCCCATTAATCTCTTCAAGTTTTTCCATAACGGTCCTTGACAAAACAACATCATCTGTTGATGCATTTGATAATGGCTTCTCTAATAACTTAGTTATAGTTGTGTACTCTATTGATACTGACTTTCCAAGTAACAAATCTTTTGCTACTTTATTGTATAGCTTTGTGTATGCCTTGCCACTATGTCCTATAAACCCGTCATCACTTAGGTCTAAGTCTTGTTGAGTTTCTCCGACAATAAGACAACCTGAAGTATGCTCATCGGTATTACCTGCGTGTATTAGTATGTAGGTAAAGTTAGGTACATCTTGTAAATGCAACATACCATGATGTGCATTACCATATCTTTCTTTATACTTTGTATGGAAACCACCGACAGTTCTAAACTTTATGTCGTATGTTCCTTCAGGTATGCAGGTTTCATGCATAACTTTTACTGCTTGGTATTGGTCCTCTAGTGTATAACACTCAAATAAACCATTAATAAACAACATTCCATTTGTTGCATCCTTACCAAATTGTGTTCTAACAACTGTGAGTTTCACCTAAACCTCCATTCTTGCAATCACATATGCTTATGTGTGTGCCTTTATCATTAGTGTATGTGTAACAGTTACTTACCCCCACAACATCCACCACCACAACATTCCATTATTTGCTCACTCGTCCTTTTTGTTTATCTTGTTTTTCTTTTCTAAATCCTATTGTTAGCAACCATATACCTAATGTAATAACGGTAGCTAAACCTGTTACTTGTTGGGCAGAACCTGTAAGTGTTAAGGTTGCAATTACTAAACCAACTAAAGTCCAACTTAAATTAAGCGTTTCTTTAATTGCTTCTACTATCCATTGCCATAATTTCTTTAGCATTAACTTCTCCTAAATACAAAAGCTGCCATACTAGCTATTCTAGTCAGAATAACAGGCACTACAACTTCTTGTGCTTTTTCTTTTTGGTCTTGGGTCATATCATCACCAATACTCGTAAGGTTTATTTCTTGTATATCTATATCCACCAAAACTTCTATAGGATTTTCAATAAATGTTTCAAACTGTACCTCTGTTACTACGTCAGCAAGTGTATAGTTTTCTACATCTGTATTTTCTACTGCACGTTCTACGTATTCTTCTACTGCTTCAGCTATTACTTCATCTGTTTTAATCGCTTCTGCAACGATAGCAACATCTTTAGTTTCAACTTGTAGTACCTCAGCAACAACCTCAACCTGTTCCTCTGTAAGCTCTTCAACATTTTCTATAGCCTCTTCTACTACTGCTTGTATAACTTCTTGAACCTCTTCTGATACAGTTTCTAGTTGCTGTACACCTACGTCATTTACTTCTTCAAG